GTGGCAAAGTTTTACTCTGCCCGCAGCAAGACTATCCCGCCACTTCCGTGGCAAACTTTTGCACTGACGTTCTCAGCAGGCGATCTCGGCGGGCGAGAAGTTGGTCCAGCGCCAGGTGCTTTCCGGCACATCGCGCCAATGATCGAAAAAGGTCGTGGTCATGGTGTCCTCCAGAAACGAAGAAACCCGCCACGAGGGCGGGTGCAGGTTGGCAGGTGAATTGAAGCGGAGCGCGGCTACGGACCGCCGCCGAAGATCTTGAGCTTCAGTGCAATCCCGGCGAGGAGCGCCAGCATCACGCCTGTGGTGATGAGATGCACCGCTGTCTGAACGGCCGTGCGCCGCACGAAGCGGATGCAGTCGAGCAGTGATCGAAGATCGCGAATATCGAGGGCGGCGTCCTTGCCATCGATCCCGGCGTCGGCCAGCGCCCGTTTGGCACCCGCTTCAGCAGCACGCGTCAGCATCGCCTGGAATTCGATCTCGGACATGCGCATGTCGCCCTGATTGGCGCGAGGTGGCGTCATGACGAGACAATCCCGGCTTCCGTCGGCAACGCAGCCGTGGTCCATGGCGTGCTGTCGGCCGGGTTCACGTCCCAGGTCGAATAGACCGGACTGGCCAAATCTGGCGACGGCGTATCGGGCGACGCATCATAGTCGACCCCGCCGATCCGCAGGAACCCCGCAATACCGGTTGGCCCTGCCGTTCCGAGCTGGGCCAGCTGCTTCACATGCACACCCGCGATGGCCGAGGCCCCGGCAGGCCCCGTTGGCCCCGCCAGCGAAAACGACATACGCTGACCGGCGATGTCACTCGCGGCGCGGGTGGCGATGTCGCCATCCTTCACCGCATCGACCCCGCCCGAAAAGGCGTCATAGGTCGCGACCAGATCAGGCGTGCGCCGCGCAAACCGCCGCCCGATGGTCGAGACGCCGTCGAGTACCGCGATATGGGCGTAGTACCAGGTTGCGGGGTTGTAAAAGTCGAAGAGGTAGAGGTTGCGCCAGACGCAACGGACGGGCCGTCCCTTGGCGCCGGTGTTGGCGGCTGTCGCGCTGCTATGCAGCACGCCGTCGACGTAGAACTCGATCGTGATGTTCGCGCCAACGGCGATCTTCACGTCGATCCAGTAGGTCTGGTTCGTGGCAGCGACGAAGGACGATGACCCGTCGACGCTGGTGTCGCCAACCGCCATGGCACGGTACTTCTCGTCGTCCCGCTCGGTCCGGACCTGGCCGACCTGCCGGTTCGCCGCGTCGTAGAACTCGAGGAAGATGCCATCCTGAGCGATGATGTGGGCATTGATCGACGGCGCCCGGAAGCGGAACCCGATCCAGACATAGCCCGTGGGTTCTGCCCACGTGGCCGAAAATGGCACGGACGAGCCGTTGTTGGCCGTGATCTTGACGGCGTTGACGTCGTACGCCGGATCAAAGCCCGCGGCGTCGATGCTGATCAATCCGGTCACCCCGGAAAGGTCAGTGACCTGGTGTCCGAGATGGAGAATGTGGCTCATGGGATTACCTCTATGTAGAGAGCGGCCTCGGCGGCCGTGAGACGGGACTGGCCGCCCGATTCGTTGAAGATGTCGATGCCCGGGATGGTGAGGCGCGCGTCACTGCCAAAGGCGATCCAGATGGCGGTTTCTGCGATGGTCAGCTGCACCGCCCCGCCGCGATCAAGGAAGATCACCGTCTCGGCGACGGTCAGGCGAGTGTCGGCCCCGATCTCGGTCCAGGCGGAGACCTCGGCGACCTTGATGCCATCCGGCATGAAGAGCCGGATCGACCGGGCCTGCCAGGCCTCATAGGCGATCGTACCGGTCGTGCGGCGCGCCTGCACCCGGACCTCGAAATGCTTCGTACCAGTGGGCGCTGCGAGGATAGGCACATCCTCTTTTGTCAGCGTGATATTGTTGGCACCGCCCACGTCGATCACGGCGGTCGGTGGCTCAAGGGTTGCGTCAGTATCCGGGTCAACCCAGCGGATCTCGACCGCATAAGTGACGCCGGGCTCTGGCCCGATATCACCCGCGTCGTAGGCATCGAACACGCTGCTGGTCTGGGTGAGCCTGTCACGATGGGACCAGGTCAGAAAGACCGGCCCAAGGTTCAGGACATTCGGGTTTACGACCGACACACCGTTGCCGCGCAGATCGCCGGGAGGCAGCGGACGGATGGCGCGGCTGGCGAGCGTCACGGCATCCTCGGGTGCCTGCGCGAGCGGCAGCGTCCCGAAACCGGTCTCGGGCAGCATCTTGATCGTGACCGTCTCTCCCGCCGCAAACCCCGCCTCGGACGCGTTCGCGAGCTGCTGCCAGCAGATGACTGGCGTGCCCGCTGTATGGGCTTGCGGCACAGTGTCGAGACAACCGCGCCCCACTGTCAGCGCCGTCGCACTCACACCATCGATCCGGACCAACTCGTCTCCGATCGCGGCCAGCGTGCCGATGGCCACGTCCCCGAGCCCGGTCCAGCTGGTCACAGTGAGGACGCGCTCGGCCGGATCGTCACTGACGTCAGACGCGAGCAGAGCGGTCGGCACGAACTCGACCGCTTCTTCCAGAGTGTAACCCGACCCGCTGTCGCTCCAGACTTGCGCAGAGAGCGCATCGGCCGAAGGACGTTCCCCGGTCGCGATGATCGCGCCCACGCCCGGATCTTCATCCAGAAGCGCGTCGGCCTGCGCATGCCCCAACTCCTGGACCAGCAGCCAGTATGGCGCTTCGGCCACCCAGCGGCGCGTCAGCGGCTTGGGCGGCAGGATCAGGCTGCCGGGATCGCCACTTTCGCCACCGACAAGAGCGGTCTCGCCAAGCGCGAAGACATCCTCGGCGATCCTGAGGCGCACGCCATTGGCGCGCCCGTCGCCATGGTCGATTTCGACGATCCGAACCACGACGCCCTCAAGCCCGCGCCGGGGATTTGACAACACGATCACGTCGCCCGGATCGAGATTGGCACCGATACGGGAAACGGTGATCTCGCCCGACAGGATCGGAGCGGAGAGCGCCCGCAGATCGCGTTCGGCGACCCGCACCGCAAGGGACTCGAAACGAATGCCTGGATAATCGACCGTCGCGCTGACCACCTGACCGAGGTCCTGGACAAGAGCCGTGTCCGTCACGCTGACCGATCCGGTCTGGTCGGTGCGTGCGTCAGAAAACTTTGCGGTGACGCTGTTGACGAGATCAGCGGCCTCGCGGCGGCCAAGTTCGCCCCAGTCGACGACATTGGTCTCGTCGAAGACCGGCAGAGTCTCGGGATCATAGTCGGCGCGGATCAGGCGCAGCTCCCAGCGACCCGAGCGACGATCAACATAGAGATAGGCGTCGATGTGCTTCAGCACGTCGGCGATGAAATCCTCGATGGTCGACTCCCGCTGCCAGAGCAGCGACAATCCGAAACCCTCGGAAAAGAGCGCATCGGCGGCGTTGGCGAAACTGGGTCCGATGTCCGAAAACGTGTGGCCAAGGCCCCAGTCCCCGTTGGTCAGACACTCCCGGATGATATGGGCCGGGTTCATGTCGGGGCCTTGCCCGAAGGCTGCGCGCAGCGAGGCGACCAGTGCATCGGGATCGCCGGGTGGCACGACAGGCACGCCGTCAACAGGCGTGTTGTCGATCTGGGCGGTGGCGCTGGTATCGGAGAGCGCGATGTTGAAGGCGAAGACATCGATCTCCGAGATGCCTGCGAGCGTTGCGATCGCGGTCTGCAGGGTTGAGGCCGGGCTCGGTTCACCGTCGGTGACGAAAATCAGGATGCGGCGTTTGCCGCCCGCGCCGTTGAAAAACGCCCCTGCCTGGCTGACCGCGACCCCGAAATCCGTTCCGCCGCTGACGGAGCTTGAAAGCGCGTCGACCCAATCCTTGAGCTCGCCGTAGGCTGTGGCATCAGCATCGCGCCGCAGGATCGTACCGGACACGGTGGAGTTCCAGGTGACGATCTGGACGTCGTTCGGCTCGAGCGCATTCTCGCCGATCTCTTCGACCAGACGTGAGACAGCGGCGATCTGCGCCGCCATTCGCGATCCCGACATCGAGCCCGAAGCGTCCATGGCGATGTAGATTGCGGCATCCCCGATCCGCACCTCGGGTACGATCTGCGCCTTCTCGGGATACCATTGCGGATTGCCGTCCTCGGCCTTCAGGATCCGCGTCAGGCGGACCGACCATGGCTTGAGGTAGGGATTGAGGCCGAGGAACACCTGCCGCAGCACAAGCGAGCAGATGCCGCGATAACCGGGCACATCAGCCCCCGCATTGGCGGCGAGATAGTCGTTCTGTGCCTGGCTCGGCGCACCCATCAACACGTCGATATCGCCAACAATGCCGCCTTCGCGCTTCTCACCGCCGAAGAGATCGGGCTTGTTGATCCGAATGCGCCCGCCTGCTGCACCGCCGTTGAGGCTGGGCACGCTGGCCGCATCCGACACCGCCACCGATTGGGCTGTGAAGGCAGTGGCGGCGGGCTCGACGAGCCAGGTAGTGATTCCAGTGCCCGCATCATAGCTAACGGCCTGAACCGTCACGGTGCGGGTTCCGTTATCCGTCAGAAGCTGCAGGTCATAGCTCTGGCCGAGCCGGATGCCGCTGAGCGTACCCGGGAACCGGGCCTCGGCCACGCTGTCGCCTTCCGCCGCCGCAGTGGCGGACATGCCGGTGACAGTGCCGTAACTCGCCAGCGCGCCGACACCGGTTCCTTGTGACGTGCTCTGACCCGTTCCGATCGACCAGGCTGTGCGGTCATCAACACGGATCTCGCGGATCGCATCCACAGGCCCGTGACAGAGCGCCAGATGCGCCCCAAGCGAATAGCGGTAGCCGACGGTTTGCGACTTCGAACGACCGCCCATTCTAAGTCTCGCTCGCGGTGCGCGCGGCGCGTTTCTCTGCCTCCGCAATCACACGGAATGCCAGCGCGTCGCCGGTGGCAGCCAGCACTTCGGCAGGCAACCCATCTGCGAGGAAGGCCTGCCAGTCGAGACCATGGCGGCGAAACCACGGCCGCGCGCCTTGAAAGCAGAGCCGGGAGGCGCGCAAGTCCTGCACGGTGACAATCAAATCTTCGCTCATTTCTTGCCGCCCTTCTTGCGGATCGGATCTACCTTGAGGTCCCCGGCCCAGACGACATTCGGGCCACGCAGCAGCATCGTGCCGAAGACCACAGGGATCGGACGGCCTTCCTCGGCAGTCGGCAGGTCGAAATCATCGAGCCCGGCGGCTTTCGGGGCCTCGACCTTCGGCTTGGGCGACAGCGCATAGGAGATCGCCGTCAGCACGAGGCTGGCGACGATCTGGACGACGAAATTCCAAACCATGATGGGTTCTCAACTGAGGGTCAGACGATGCTGGTGCCGCCAAACGGATTGCGGCCGGGAATGTCGGGAAAGCCGCCGAAGTTCAGGAGATTGCCGAACTTGGCCTTGCAGGTGTCGCGCCGCAGATCACAGCCGGGGGCGATCTCGACGAGCGCCAGGGCTTCGGGATCATCAATGGCCGCCTCCAGATCGGGCATGCGGCCGGAAAGCGTCAGTGCATCTCCGACATGCCCAGCGATGAACCCCAGAAGGCCCGCGTGGCGCAGAACCCCGCCTCGGAACCAGCCGTTCGGCAGCAACGCTGCCTCGGAGATCGTGATCGTCAGGCCCTGATGCGCGCTCGCCGTGCCGCCCACGAAAAAGGTCTCGATGTCGAGGCGGCAGCCCCGGGAATAAAGCGCATGACGACAAAGCCGCTGGTATTTGGCGCGGACGCCCTCGCGACGCATGGTTGTGAACAGAGATTCACAGCGAAGGGTGATGCGCCGTCCCTCGACCCGGGCCGATACGACCCGGCCCTTCCAATGCGCGACCACCTCCGTTGGCACCTGCTCGTGCCCACGGAAGATGGTGAGCGTTGTGACAGCTCGGCCGCGAGGTCCGAGATAACGGCGGGCGAAGGGATCAGAGAGCGGAAAGGTGACGCTGAGATCAACCCGGCGGGGATCGCTGCTCTGGACGACGGCCCCGTGTGAGACGGCGGAAGCTTCCCAGGTCAGGTCCTCCGT